ATAAGGAAGATTATAAGCAGATGGATGCTCTTAACACCTATCTGCAAAACATAAAAGAAATGGAAACTGCTACTGCCAGTTGGAAACGTGGAGTGCAAGATGCCTTTGATGAGTTAAGAAAGCCGAATACAGTGAATCTAATGAAAGACTTTGTGGTTAGTGCTTTTAATGAGATGGAAGGAGCCATTGTTAACTTTACTACTAAAGGCAAACAGGCATTCAAAGATATGGCTGAGAGCATCCTTCAAGACCTTCTTAGAATAATAGTAAGAATGCAGATTATTCAGCCTATCGCACAGATGATGAATATGGCCTTATTTGCTAGCCCATTTGAACTTCTCCCAGCGAGTACTCAAAGTGCTATAGAAACTTATCCTATCTCTGGAATAGCACATGCTAAGGGTGGATGGTTAAATGAGAAGGTAATTGGTTATGGCTTATCTACAGGTAAACTTCACACATTTGCCGAGAATGAACCAGAGTATATTACTCCAAGTTCTCAGATGGGAAGTGGCACAGTTATAAATATCATAAATAACACACCTGCTCAGGTAAGGACTGAAGAAAATAGTTCAAGAGGATCAAAGCGCATAGATGTCTATATAGATGAGCTTATAGCAGCTAAACTAGCGGGAGGAAGTAAGTCTGCTTCCGTCCTGCGTCGTGTTTATGGATTAACTCCAGCTTTGGCGGGGAGGTAATAATGGCGACTTGGCCGACATCACTTCCACAAGAATTAAATGAGGAAGGTTTCTCTACCGAATTAATTGATAATACAATTCGCACACAGATGGATTATGGTCCAGCAAAAGTACGTAAACGCTGCACATCTAATGTTATGAAGGTAGAAGGAAGTGTGTCACTTAATAGTACACAGTTAACTACTTTTATGTCATTTTTTAACTCTAATTGTGCTTACGGAGCAACAGCATTTGACTGGACTCATCCACTTACAGGAAATAACTGTTCTATGCGATTTGTGTCTCCTCCGAAAATTAGGCCAATAGGCGGAAACATAACTGAAGTACAAATGAGTTTGGAGATACTAACATGAGAAATACTAGTCTAACATTCAGACAGGCTGTCTATGCACAGGAAACAGCAGAAGTTCTTATAATATTGTTAGAAATAGATCATGATGATTTAGATAGCCCTATTCGTATTTGCAAGAATGATACAGACATAACGTCTAATGGGAATGTATATCTAGCATACAATTTTGATATACAGCTTCCTACAGATGAAGATAACGATGTGCCACAAGCACAATTAGTGATAGATAATGTAGATAGAGCATTAACACAAGCAATAAGAACCATACAGACCCCACCGACTATTCGTATAATGGTAGTTTTAGCAAGTGCTCCAGACACACTTGAAGTAGATATGCCAGATTTCTTGCTAACAAACATTTCCTATAATGCTTCCACCATCACAGCAACTATCTCTATTGAAAACTTTTTACAGGAACCGTTTCCAGGCGATTTGTTTACCCCAACTCAATTTCCAGGATTGTTTTAGCAAACTGCAAAATGAATTTTGCTAATCAATATATCGGACTTAAGTTTAAAAATCGTGGGCGCACGAAAGAGGGAGTTGACTGCTGGGGGTTAGTAAGACTAATCTATAAAGAGCAATTTAATATTGAGTTGCCTTCATATGATGATGAGTATAAATCATCACATAACATACGGGAAACACAGGAAGCTATAAATGAACACGCCAAAGAGTGGATACCAATTACTAAAGAGTTGGTTTCTCCTGGGGATGTTGTGGTACTGCGTTTATCTGGTTATCCAACACATGTCGGTATGGTGATAGAAAAGAACAAAATGTTGCATATAATAGATGGAACAGACGCAGTAATAGAGAACTATACAGGACGCTTGTGGGAACACAGAATTGTTGGTTTTTTCCGTCACAAGGAGTTTGTTAATGAATAGAGAAATTAACTTAACGACATTTCTTAATCCGTTCTCTTCTGACCATACTGCTATGCCAGTTTCTGTTATAGGCAACATAGTAGATACCATTGATGCATCTGGTCTTCATTTTCCAAGTGGAATAAACTGTACAATTCTATTAAATGGTATTACTATTCCTAGAGAAGAATGGGAATTTACCTTTCCTAAACCAGGGGACAGTATTACTTTAAAGCTTATTCCTCAGGGTGGTAGTGGCAAGAATGTAATGCGTATCGTTATGACAATCGCATTAATATCTACGGTATGGGGCACACCTACTGCTTTAGGCGGTTGGGGAGGTGTCGGTGCTTCATTATTTTCAAGTGGATCTGCAGCATTTGGTGTTAATGCCGCTCTTACATATGCAGGACTACTCTTAATTGATAAAATAGCTCCACTACCTACTCCTTCCACTACTAGGCAAAAAGAAGACGCGCCTAAAACATATGGAATTGAAAGTTCTACTAATCGTATGAATCCGTGGGGAGCCGTCCCGGTCCTACTTGGGCGACATCGTTTTCATCCTCCATATGCAGCACAGCCTTACACTGAATACATAGGAGATGAGCAATATATAAATATGCTCTTTTGTTTAGGATATGCTCCTATACAGATAGAGGATATGAAGTTAGGTGCTATAAACATAGATGATTATGCTGAAGAAGGCTTTACAAATAATGACTATACTGCTCATGAAACAGATCGTAATATAGAATTTTATGTTCATGACAACTTTGATAGCAATAATTCACAATTAGTTTACTTTAAAAATGACATGCACGAGGAGCAGTTCTCTTATGAACTTGTAGCGGCTAATAACTACATTATTGCTACTACAGAACCTAATACTGATGAATTCATAGTTGATATTACAGCCCCTAATGGCGTTTATGGTGTAACTGATAACGGCACAAAGACACAACAAACTGTAGAGTTTGAAATACAGTTTTCCCCACACAATAATAATAACTGGAGTTTAAGCTCTGAAGGTACATCTATAAGTCAGGCAACTTTTACTATTGCCAAGCCCAGCAATTCTCACATGGAATATCTAGACACAGATGGAGCAGTTGTACGCACTGAATCAGTAGGTTACAAATACACAAGAATAGGTTTAGACAAAACTAATGGTGCTTGGTATATAACTCCTTACTACAATAATAGCATATATCCTTTATATCCTGCTAGAAGTGCTGCCCTGGCACGGCAAGCTACACCACACTTCCCTGGTTATGTTGCTCCTGTCTGTGGAATTACTACGGCATCTACTGATGCCAGCATAGCAGCTAATAACTTAGCAGATTTAAGAACAGCTGAACTTAGTAGTAATAATGCTAATGATTTTACTCCTAGTGTAAGTGCATTTAATGTAACAGTCTCATCTGGAATATTGTCACTTGAACCTCGGATTATATCAGCTAGTTCAGCTACTATACGTCGAAGTTTCCGCTTCCGTATGAACAATGCAGGTACATGGGATGTACGAGTAAGACGAATCACCGAAGATCACGATCCGGTAGATGACAGAATCTATGATACAATATACTGGACGGGATTAAAATCTATCAATCATAACTGTGCTGCTGTAGATAAAGATGGTCTAGTTTTAGTAGAAATGCGTGTTAGAGCATCAGAACAGTTTAATGGAGCCATGGAGGACTTCACCGTCCTTGCCACGAGCGTATGCAAAGACTGGGACACTTCTAGCAAAACATGGATTGAGCGTCCTACAAGTAATCCAGCATCTCTTTTCCGTCATATACTTCAGGGAACTTTTAATAAGCGTCCTGTAGCTGATGCCAAGTTAAACCTAACAGATTTAGCCACTTGGCATGAATATTGTGATGGAATGGCAGTCGCATTTAACTTATACTGTGACTATCAGACATCAGTCTTTGAAATGCTAGCCAATGTAGCAGCAGCTGGTCGTTCCTCTCCCACATACAAAGATGGTAAATACACTATAGTCACGGATAAAGAGCAAACTACTCCAGTACAGCATTTTACACCTAGAACTAGCTGGGGCTTTTCATCTACTAAAACATTCTATACTCCTCCTCATGCATTCAGAGTCACTTTTGCTGATGGCCAACAGGATTTTGCCACAGAAGAGGCTTTTGTTTATGATGATGGCTATAACCTAGATGGAAGTAATAACTGTACCAAGGCTACTTTATTTGAAGAATTAAAGCTCATAGGAGCTACTACTTACCATGATGTATGGAAGCATGGCCGCTTTCATTTAGCACAATTGCGCTTACGTCCCGAGACATTTACGATTAACACTGACATTGAAAATTTGGCCTGTACTCGCGGTGACTTGGTTAGAGTTACACATGATATACCTATGTGGGGATTAGCTACAGGACGAATTAAAACTGTGGCTACGTCAGGCAACAATATAACAGGGATAACTGTAGATGAAGAGTGCAGCATGAACAACAACAATAATTATGCTGTGCGGATAAGGCTTTCTACAGGTAACTCATCTTACCATCCAATAACAACAGTTGAAGGCAATCAGACTTCTCTGAACTTTACTACTCCAGTCGCTGCCAATAACAATAACATTGCATCTGGCGATTTATTTCAGTTTGGTGTAGCAAATGATGAGTCTGTAGAATGCATAGTAAAAGCTATTAGGCCACTTGATAATCTTAGTGCTGAAATAGATTTAATGGATTATTCCGCAGCAGTTTATACATCTGATAATAATGCTATACCAGCTTATGACACTCATATTACTGCCGCTGCTAACGACATTTCACCTGTTATCGACTCTGTTCGTTCCGATGAAAGAGTCATGATAAAGCGTGGTACTGTTTGGTCACCCCGAATACTAGTTTCCTTTAAACCGAGGGCAGCAGATAGACTGTCTGATATTCTGTTTGTAGAAGGACAGTTCAAGCCATCATTCTCAACTGCTGCATGGGTAAGTATAGGTCACTTCTCTAAAGATGTTTCTTCTGTCTTTATTGATAATGTTGAGCAAGGTGTTGAGTATTGGCTGCGCTTCCGTTATTTATATCGTGATCGTCATAATGGCCCTTGGTGTGCCACATATACTCATACAGTAGTAGGAAAAAGTGGCAATCCTAGTGATGCCTCTTTTGATGACCCAAATTGCGAGTTTACGTCTAATCGCATAAAGTTTGCTATTCTACCAATTAGTGACTTTGATCTTGATTTCTATGAAATACGCACAGACACAGACTTTGGTGATGATGATGGGCTGATTGTACGTACAAAGTCACCTATCTACATATACTCTGGTATTCTTGCTATTAATCAGACGTATTACTTAAAAGCTTGTGATACTTCTGGTAACTATTCTACTAACTATGACTCTATTACTGCACCATCTGCTGATACCTTTGCTATGGGAACTGTTACAGTAGAATTTAGCACTATTGATTGTGTGCTTACCTGGGCAGCACTGGACTCTAAAAAGTTGGACTATTATCAGGTAGCGGCATACAACAATAGTTCTATGAATGCTACTACTGAGTTGATCTATACATCTGAACAGTTTGTTAATCCTCACTTTATATTTGATTTCTGGACTAACAATAACTGTACTGGCGGTCCTTATAGGGCTGTATGGTTTAGAGTCACTGCACATGACATCTACGGTCGTTCATGTTATGCTGATGCTTATGGACTTAATCCTGAGCCTCCAAAGATCACAGATTGCAGTGCTGCTGCTGGCTTACAGTCTTTGACTATAGGCTGCGGTCCTCTGTTTGATGACATTGTAGGATACCAATTTGCTTGTGATGTAGATAATCCTCCTACTAATAATCAAGAGGTCGGCACAAATTTTGCATACTTTGGTAACTTAACCCCTGGAGCAAATTACTACTACCGAGCCAGAGCCAAAGATCCTTTTGGCTATAGTAATAACTGGTCCGATGTAGCCAATGCTACTCCACAGTCGTTAAATGTAACTCCACAGGATATGGATATTCCGTATACTATTGGAGCCAACTGGGAAGCAGCTAATGGTATTATCACGTGGTCAAATCACACTTTAATCTATCAAGGACAATCCTATAACATAGAAGCAGGTAATGCAGGCAATAATCTATTTGTATACTGGAATGCTGCCTCCAATAACAATGTCTATAACACAGCAGATGCCATGCCAGCTAACTTTGCTTTATGGATGTTATGTTACAGAAGAAATAATAATGCTTTTCCTGCTGTGCAGTCTCCCATAATACATGGAGGCTTAATACAGACTAATACTATACATGGCACTAAGATTGTTGCTGGTAGCTTATATGTGAGTAATATCGTAGGTTCAAAAGGAGCACTTAACTTTACTAGTGATGGCTGCCTAAACTTTAATGCAGCTAATGGTTCATTCAACATTTCTGCTGGCAACGTGAATATCTCTACAGCTAGTGGAATGAATTTATCCAGTGCTAATGGTATTAGAGTTCAGGCAGGCTCAGGAATTTTTATAGCTGGTAATGCCACTACCCCAGGAAAGATTCAAATTTATCGTTCTGGGTTGACTGGTAACTACATGTTTTTAGGAGCAAATGGATCTGAGTTTATGATTCATCCTAGTGCCAATGGCGTGGAAACTTTACGTCTTGGCAATAGCACAAATAACAGATGGTCAAACTTTTATTCATATACTTCTAACGAAACGTATATGTACTCATATAATTACCTTTGCTTGCAAGCACGTGGAGGATCTTTGTTAGAACTACGCAACAATAATACATGTAACTTAGCCGGTATGTCAGGAATTGAGCTACATAGTAATAAACATGTAAATAGCATAACTAACATAGGAGCTATGCTCTATGGCACATTTACAGCTAACAATAGCAATAATAGAATTATAAGCACATCAGGCAGGACCCCACAGGCAGCTTTCCTATGTCGTACAGGATCAAACGGAGCAGCGACACATGCCTACATATGTGTATTCCGCTTTGCTGGTGATGGCAACAACTCAGTTTGTCTACACTTAACATCTGGTGCATATTTAAAACATGGCTATATTGGAAGAGAAGGATACAACCTAATTGTAAGCAGAGGTGCTGACGGTTCTGGTCCTAATGGAGGCACAGGCAATGTAGAATATTTCGTATTATACTAAGGAGAATTTATGACACCTGAAGAAAAACAGAAGAAGTTGGAAGAAATTTTACCGGGACTAGTACAAGGTTTAACCGAAGACGACGTAAATAACTATATAATAGCCATGATAAAAGAAAAAATTGTCATGGAACGACGTTTTCAGCTTTTATTGGATAAATTCTTTGAAGTAGTAGAAGCTAAGACATTATTAGAACAACAGCTTACGCGAATTTCTCCTTTGCTTATGGCTGCTAATTCCGAGGAGGAAAAATGAAAGTATTAGTCACTGGAGGCGCAGGGTTTTTAGGATCACATCTTTGTGAATACCTAATTGGACAGGGACACACAGTATTTGCTTTAGATAACTTCGTTACAGCGCATTTAAACAATATTCCTATAGGAGCAAGTCTTATTGTAGATGATGTAGATGGCAACTTACCGTTACCAGTTGTAGATTGGATCTTTCACTTGGCCTCGCCCGCAGCACCTTACGATATACAAACATATAAAGGTACGTGTCTGTCTGCTAACATTGATGGTTCTAAACGGCTTATTAATCACATAAACGAGTGTGGTGGGCAGTTGATGTTTATTTCTACCATGAAAGTTTATGGTCAATGCCACAGAGTAGAAGAATATATCCAAGCTAAAAGTCGCGCAGAAGATATTTGTCATAATCACAAGATAGCAAGATTAGCCAACATCTATGGTCCTAGAATGCGCCTTAATGATTCTCGTGTAGTACCTACGTTCATAATGCACGCTCTTAATAATATCCCATTAAGTCTTTGGAATGGGGGTGAACAGCACGACTCATTTTGTTACGTCTCAGATCTTATACAGGGACTCGTTGCTTACATGGAAAGCGACTTAATAAAACCAGTAGAGTTTGGCTACCATAAATCTATATCTATTAAAGAACTGGCTAGTTTGATTTTAGAGCTTACAGGTAGTTCATCTGAGCTTAGATATGATGAAAAAATAACTGTAGTAGATCAGTGTCATCAGCTTGCTAATCTACGACTAGCTATGGAAAAGCTTAACTGGCAACCGAGGGTTACACTTAGGGAAGGGCTGTTAAAAACAATAGAAAACTTTAAGGAGAGACTGTATGTGGGAAAAGCAGGTTAAAAAGACTATTTACACATTAGCTATTGACAACTGGCGTCCGGACATTACCAACATAACATTCCCTTTAATGAAGCACTTTGCAAAAAAGATAGGAGCTAATTTCCATGTAATTACTGATCGTCGTTTTCCTAACTGGCCCATTACCTTTGAAAAGTATCAGGTATATTATCTTGGTCAGGAGCATGCAAATGACTGGAATCTCTTTATTGATGCTGATGCCCTTGTGCATCCCGAAATGCCCGACTTCTTCCAGTGGTACAACAAGGATACTTGTGGACACAACGGATCAGATCCACTTGGAATCCGCTATCGCTACGACCGTTTCTTCTTGCGGGATGGTCGTGGAATCAGTAGTTGTAATTGGTTTACTTTTGCTAGCGATTGGTGTATTGACTTATGGCATCCATGTGACGACCTTACGCCCGAGGAAGCCATTACCAGATGTACCCCTACCGTCGAAGAAGAACAGACAGTCTGCCACGCCGAACACTTGATTGATGACTTTCTTTGCTCTCGTAATATCGCAAAATACGGTCTCAAATTCCGCACACTGATGCAGACATTTGAAGACCATGGAATGGGAAAGGCTGGTTTCCTGTGGCATCAGTATACACTCACACCTGACGTAAAAGTACAGAAAATGCAGGAAGTTTTACGTGCCTGGAGGCTTATATGAGATCGCTTATCGACATGGACACAATACAGATAGAGATTACTAATGCGTGTCCAAATGCTTGTGCAAACTGTACACGATTTGGACAGCATATGAAACCATTTTTCATGTCATTTGAACAGTTTAAAGAAGCAGTGGACTCAATGGTAGATTACCCTAAAATGACAGGCATGATGGGCGGAGAACCGCTTATACATCCTGAATTTCCTAAGTTTTGTGAATATATGCTCTCTAAAATCCCGAGGGAGCGTCTTGGCCTGTGGTCCATCTTTCCACATGGTTATGAAGACTACGCAGAAATTATCTGCAAAACGTTTAACTATGTCTTCATTAATGACCACACTAGGGCTGACATCTACCATCATCCTTTCTTGGTAGGTATACAGGAAATTGTGCCTGATAGACGAGCAATGTTTGCTTACATAAATAATTGCTCTTTCCAGCATTCTTGGTCAGCAAGTATTAATCCCAATGGTGCATTCTTCTGTGAAATTGCCGCTGCTATGTCACTTTTATTTAATGTAAAGGGTTGGCCTGTACAGGAAGGATGGTGGTGGCGTACACCTAAAGACTTCGCAGAACAGATAGAACGCTTTTGTCCCCATTGCGGTGGCGCGCTGCCACTTAAACGCCGCAGTTCATTAGAGGCATTTGATGATATATCTCCACTTAATTTTGAACTACTTAAGAAGACTTCACCTAAGATACATCAGGGACAGGTAAAAGTACATGATCTTAAACTGACTGATTGTCCTGAGCCGCTGGCAGCATATAAAGACCTTGCTTACAGGGATAAAATTGCCTCTCGTTATGGAATGTATTTGACTATTACTCCAAATGGTTTTTGGGAGCCCCACATGGGCACAAAACCCACTCCACTTATGACCAAATTCAAAGATTGGTATGGCGAATAGCCATACACTTGAATAACGGCAAAATATGGATTTGATTTGTATTATTAACATAGGATACACTCATTGTGATGAATAATAAAGCGGGGGTAGTCTATGTTATTTTTTCCAGCAACTAAGAAAGAACTTAAAGAGATACATACCTGCCTAACTCACCTTGAAAAACAAGTGCGAGAAATGCACAATGTTATATATGTAGATGGTAACGGTAAAGGATTCCAAAGTCGTCTACTTAACGCTGAAAAAGACGCAAAGACTGCCTTGAAAGTTGCTTTAGCCAGAACTGCCGCAATGTGGATGGTTTTTACATTTTCACTCTTGGCTGTTGGAGGAATACTTGGTTATCAAATGTATAGAATAGACTGTATATCCAGAACGTTGACTGATGCTATTACCAAGTTAAATTTACCCCTTTAACTTAAATTCAGGATGAATTTTAGTATGAAAATTACTAATAACGAAATCCTTATACTGCAAGACGTGACCGGTAACGGCTCACTTGCATTAAAACATCTACATAAACAGATTAAGGAAGAGCTTGATGTCCAAACGTTGGACAGCATTATCCAACTAGGCAAAAAGTTAGTAGATATAGCACAAGCTATACACAAAACACACATGCCTTTCACGGCATATAAAGAGAGGTAAAAAATGGCAGCATCTCTCGTTATTCGACTGACTGGTGGAAACACTAATAATAATGGGCTAAATAGTTTAGGTGGAGTCATGAGTGCAAATGAGCCATCTAATTCTTCCATGACTAATTTGTTTCCTAACGTAACTCCTGCTGAAGCAAACAACGGCTGTAACCATTATTCTATGATCGACATTTTTAACAGCGGAGATGCTAATGCATATAATGTTGATCTTTTCATGGATACACCTACATCCAGTAATGCATCCGAGATATATTTCGGCACAGACGCTAATAATACTATACATAACGCTGCTTGGAATGGGGAAGTTCTTAATAATTGTTACGCTGCTCCTGCTTCACCATCCATGAACTTTACATATAATAATGCAGGTAGTCCTAAAAGACTTCCTACCATTGAAGCAAACAATGCAGTTAGAGTCTGTCTTAGATGGACCACTAACAATAATGCTCCTTCTACTACACAAGACCTTGGTACAATAGGTGTACAATGGACCCCGAGCGCATAGAGCAGTTATTAGCTGGTAGGGCCGTTGTTGACCAGTACCTTGAGGCCAACAAAGAGTTCCATCGTGAGTGGAAGGCGGCGTGTGTCGGATGGCTCAGGGATGAGCTTCAGAAGATCGGCTTCAGCGGGCCAGAAGAGCTGTATCGACTCGATACCGACCTAAGCATTGCCGAGCTGTGCCGGTGCGTGAAGATTTACCACAAGGAAACCGGCGAGGAAAACCCCCTTTGTGATGGGTGCATAGGGCGACACCGCAGGGGATGTGACTATCACCCCGTCACCGGGGAGCTGTTGCCCAAGCGGGTGACATGTGGAAATACCCGCTTTGACGCTGGCCAGAATCAGCCAACTTCGGCGCTTGTGATTCCCAGCGACCCCATTTACAGGGCTCAGATCGAGCGTATGAAGCAGGAGCGGCGAGTGGCGGGCATTGCCGTTACCATGCAAGACATAATGGCGTGGTGGCCGTATAACGGGCCGTGCGAGCCCTGCATTATTGTGGGCAGATACGCCGTGGAGCCCAGATTTGATCCCTGGTGGAGACTCAGGGAAAGGTGGATCAAGTAGTGGGTTTGGTATACAAACAATATACAGATTATCTCTTCCCAAATAGCAATATTCAGGTGCAACTGTTTGGGGATGGCTACACCGTGCTTGCCGAGGGCACGCTTGAGGACCCCGACAATCATGACGGATCAACATCTATGCAGGAATCGGCGAGATGGGGGGGCAGCGGCACAGACGTTTACGGTTTGACTGACTTAGATGAATCAGCCTCATCCGTGCAGAATGTAAAGGTTTATGCCGCTTTGCGTGGGCAAAATAGCGATGGCGGCCATTATCGCCTTGGGGTTTACATCGGCAGTACGATTTACTGGGCGCATGCGGAGCAGACAACGCCAGAAAGCACGGAAACCTTCACATGGTGTTCTCTTGATCTTGGCGCCACAAGTCCCGCCACAGGCATTGCATGGACCGTTTCTGAAGTCAATGACATGGGCTTTGTCATGTTTCTGGCTTCTGGCACTGGCAAGTACGATCATTCTTACGCCACGGCTTTATATGTAGAGGTTGCGGCCACTAAAGTCTATTATTCGCTCAGCACGGCACGTCACATTATTACTGGTGGTTTGTCCATTAAAGATATAGCTAGACACATTGTAACTGGTGGTCTAATTACCTTAGACACCGCTAGGAGAATATTACTGGCACATAAGCTAGTTCAAGAAACATGCAGTGAAAACTTGACCATAAGTCGTACACAGAATATAACTCTTTATCTACTGGTTACTTGCCTCGACGCTTTAACAACATCTGTACCTGCCACGGCAGGTAAAATAGTATCTTCAATAGCTGAAGAAACCATGGGCATTAGCGGACCAACCAATAAACTGGCACATATGCTCACCGAATTAGCCAGTTTAACCCAGTTACAAGCAAATGCAGATAGGCTATTTACAACGGATGCTTTAGTACAAAGCAATTTAACTGTAGCTGATATTAATATAGCCCTTGGTACACTCAGAGCGGTTATAAGTGATGCTATGCAAATAGATAGCATTAATATAACCAGTGCAGCACTGCATGGACAAGCTACAGCTAACATAAACATAAATGCGCTGATGGATTACTGGTCAGAACTATCAGCTATAGCCAGTGATTCTATCAATATAGGCAGCACAACTGCATTCTTGTTAACTCTATCTGCTATAGCATCTGGCACATTGTCCTTATCAGGGCTTTCTGATGGAGAACGCATCTCACTGTTAGCTTCAGTGTGCGAAGAATTAATTGCATTTAGTGAAACACAGGTAGTTAGCTTTACCGCTACAAAACAACTGATAGAATTAATTAACATGAGTGCTGTTGCTGCTAGTGGTAATGCACTATATGATACACTTGCAGAAAATTTAAATCTTGGTGATTCATTAACTGAGTGGAAAATCATAAATACTGTACTATTAGCAAGCATTGCATTAAATGCTGAAACTCCTGTTAATATCACCTATGAACTGGATTTAGAAGAAACAGTTTCTCTTGTAGACCTGCTATCTTCTATAAAAACCTTTGCATCTACTTGTGCTGATACTATAGGTATTACTGATGTAAGTTTCCATGTTACAGCTAGAGGAAATGTAACAATCACGTTTTATATGCGTTCAGGCCAAATTGACTATACGTTAAAAAAAGGACAGATTGACTTTGCATTAAAGCATGGTCAGATCATTACAGAAATGTAGGTAAAAATATGTGCTGTTTTGACAACACTTATTCCATAAATAATGCTTTACAAGCATTTTTAATAAACGCTATAATTGATGTGAAAAATGTAACAAAAAACTTCATCTATAAAATTACTTGACATCACTCTCATATAAAGGAGATTGTAATGAATAAAAAGAAAGTTCTTGGCACTTTTGGCGTACATGGTCAGTGGCATTTCAGCTGCCGTGATGCAAGCGGCAAGATCAAGTGGGAATACAATATTCCTAACGTTGTCACCGCTGAGGGCCTGGATCACATTCTTAACACCGAATTTCATAACACAGCTAATGTACCCACATGGTATATCGGGCTTAAACACCCTGGAACTGTATCAGCTAATGATACACTAGCCTCGCATGCAAACTGGACTGAATGTGCTAATTACACAGGAAATCGTAAAGTCTTCGTAGAAGACGGTGCATCATCTGGATCAATTAGCAATGCAAACAATAAGGCTAGCTTCTCTATCAATGCGAATAACCAGACTATTAGTGGAGGTTTCCTCTGTTCGGCTGAAACTGGTACTTCTGGTGTGTTATTTTCTACCGTTGATTTCCTCGGCGGTAATAAATTATGCGATAATGGTGATACACTTGATGTGACTTACTCTATTACGGCTAACTCTGTGTAAGGAGTTCAACGATGCCGGTTACTACACTTAGTAGCATCAACGAAGGACATACTGGATTTGTTACGCTCACCTTCATTGACGAGAATAACAATGCAGTAGTACCCACTTCATTTACTTATAAAGTAAATGATCTTATAACTGGACAGAACTTAGCTAGTGGTAACGTAAGCCCAGTTGGTAATTCAACGTATACCCTAGAATTAGCATCTACAGTCAACATAATCGTAAATAACAGTCACGCTGCTGAGGAGCATGTGCTGACTATAAATGCTAGATATGAGTCCAACAAATACGTTACTGGCGATTACCATTTTCTGGTCAATAATCTGGAATTTCTATAGGAGCAAAATATGAGAGTTCATTCGACAGCAACCCTTAACGCTGCTAATTCATTCTGTAACAATGTAGAAATTAGTGGTTGGTTTAATGTCTCTATTCGTGGTACATTCAACGGCACAATTTCGTTGCAGCGCTGTCTAAGCGGACAGAACACTTTTGCTGATGTTGCTACCTATAATAACGCAATAGAGACATATGTGTTTGAGCCTGAGGGACACGCGATTTATCGTCTTGGCTTTGCCGCAAATAACTACAATAGTGGTAATGCCACTGTGCGGCTTTCACGCTAAGCAAACAGCAAGTTGCACTTTACTTGTACAAAAAATGATAACAGACATCGTATAATATGGTGGAGGCTAAGCATGAAATTAGCAATATGTAGTACATGCGGGGCATGCTTTCAACCAAACAGTTATGAGAAAATATGTGAAGATTGCTCTAAACAAGCAAGAAAAGCCTCTCCAGTCTTTTGTGAGATTGAAGAGGCTTTTGGTCGTTGTGAAGGTTACATGAAGGGCATCTGTGAGGCATGTTTAGATTTTTGTGCCGCTGAAGACTGGATAGGATGGAGGGCAGTAAATGGATGCGAATGGTGGAGAGAACAAGGAGTGGTGCTCATTAGCGATCAAAGGAGACAATCTGACGGAACACGAGTATATCAGGAAACATATCCTGGAAGTGAAAGGGATACCGGAGAAGGAGGAGAAGATAGACTTCTTGCAAGAGAAATCCTTGATATATTCGCAGATGGAGCACGTGTTTCAGTTATGCCGTAATAGAATTTTAATGGGCCGCTTCCGTTATGGACCAAACTCTGGGCAGAGTCATTTTAACTGTCTGCCATCTATAAAGTCAAAAATAAAACTCTACGAAGAAACCAACAACACGGAAGCTCTTATAGATGCTATTAACTATATTTACTTAGAAATTCGCTACGGAACAAATCCTAACAAATATTTTCATGCCACAGATGATGAAGACCACGCCAGTAAAAAACATAAGTGGTAAAGGGGTTGCCAATGAGTTATAAGGAAAATCCAAAAACAAAAGGCTCTGGTATCATTTGCTGCATTCCCCAAACAGGTCGTTGTCCCAACAACTGCTCTGACTGTTTTTATCAAAGTGGCAGATCATATTTAGAACCACTGGAAGACAACCTTCCTAACATACCCCCCGTGGAGGAAACTTATGCCCGAGTCGTTAGGGTTAATGATGGTCATGATAGCTCTTTTGATATTGAACGTGTGCTGGCTACGACCGCCCAGTTCAAAGACAAATTCTACAACACCTCGTCGCCGTTCGCTCCTGACAAATTGCAAGGACCGACTGTTTTAACGGTAAACCCAGGCGGGATGACTGACAAAGATTTTCATCATTGTACATCCCCTTTTATAATGTTCGTTCGTGCTAGAGCAAATTTGTGGAATTTGCAACTCATTGAAAACATTATTGATTTTTATGCGTTAAAACGGTCGATGGCGGTCATTATAACGTGGATGAACTACACTACCGTTCAGGCCATTCCCGAAGCATGGCGGGCATTTTATGGGCCGTTAACACATGTGCAAAACGAATATCTTTCCGTCCGCCCCGAAAACCGTTGGCTTTTAGACTATCTTTTTACTAATCCCAACGTCTACGAGTGTGGAAAGCACTGCAAAGACTGCGGAAATTGTATCCGCGAGTATTATAAGTGGAAAGTTCGTTATCAGGAGTGGTTAGAAACAGGAAGAGGTAGTAATGCAGCTAACTTTAGAGTATAGGAGGATATATGATTAACGAGTATGCAAAATTCACTGATAAAACAGCTGTTTATCCCGATGCGAACACTGGTAACATTTCTGAAATCATGTACCTTGCACTAGGTCTAGTAGGAGAAGCTGGCGAGGTAGGGAACAAAGTTAAAAAGTTCTTTAGAGACAACCAGACTGAAGACCAAGAGGCAAGAGCTAACGTTATTTCAGAATGCGGTGACGTGGCGTGGTATTTGATGCGCCTTATTAGAGTTTTAGGTGGCTCACCCGAAGATACAATCAGAGCTAATTGGAACAAACTGCAATCACGATTAGAAAGGAATAAGTTGCATGGCTCAGGAGACAAGCGATAGGAGGGCACCATGCCTAAGTTCGGGGAAGAATCGCTCAAAAACCTTAAGACACTACACCCTGAGCTTCAACGCTTATTGGTTGAGGCGATTAAGAGAGTGGACTTCAAGATCACATGCGGCTTCCGAGGACAGTTTGAGCAACACAAAGCCTTCATAGAAGGGGTTAGTGAGAAGGATTGGCCCAACAGCAAGCACAACACTTACCCTTCAGAAGCAGCAGATGTTGTGCTGTATTATCCAGAAGGACAGCATATAAGGTGGAACGAAAAAGAGAATCAATATATGTTTATAGGCGCGTTGAGGGGAATGGCCTGGATGATGGGCATAAACTTGCGCGTAGGAGCTGACTGGAACGGTAATTTTGACATAAGAGATCAAAAATTTCACGATATTGTTCATATTGAGGTGATTTTGCCGACGCCAGTAGCATAATGGAGGGTTGTGATGATAATGGTGCTACGTCTGCTTGAGACAGAATTTGGATGCCTCGGCATTTTGATGAAAGAAGGCCATCCATTCTGTTGGACACTTGAAGATCACGAGAAAATGCTCGTTGACGGAAAATATAAGGTTGTTAAAAAGGGAAACCAAATAGAGATAATAACGCCAGATGGTGCAGCGTTTTTTACCTATGGTCACGTCAAAGAGGAGGCTGATGGGAATATACTTTTAGGCTTTAAGGTTTATTCACCAAGGTATATTACGGATACGCAGAAAGCAGTATCGGAGTTCTATAAAGTAGTTAAAAATCTAAAAGATGAAGAGCTTATCATAAGGAGGCTTTCATGCGATGTAACTACTGCAGGTCAATGACTCATGACGAGAATTGTCCTAAAGAGCTGGTGGATAGGATTCTACCAGTTTATAGTGCAATTCATAAACTTGCGATGGTAGAAAATCGCGCACAAGGAAAGCAAGCACCTTTGTATGGGCTGCCAGAAGCTCGTGCTTTGCTTGAACAGATCATACCGATGATGAAAGCGCTGGCTCCAGTTGAAAAGCCTGCACCGAAGACAACCCCTGCAAAAAAGGGGTTGTAACTCATCGAAAATATTGATAAAATAAAGGAAAGTGAAGGTCTGGCAATGAAGCTGATAGCAAAATTCAAACTGCATATTACTAGGGGGCAACATGCTAGACATCGACAATTTGGTTATGGTAGCCGATCTTCACTGCGGAGATCAACTTGGCCTATGCCCTGCTAAGGGTGCGCGCCTTGACCACGGAGGCAAGTACACACCTAACTCAATTCAACAGAAAATGGCGGATTTATGGGAGATTTTCTGGTACCATTGGGTTCCAACAGTGACAAGAGGAGAACCGTTTGCTGTAGCTATCGTAGGTGATCTTATAGAAGGACGGCATCACTCTGCTGTCCACCAAATCACTAATAATCTCGCCAAGCAGGCAGACATTGCATATGAGCTTATTTCTCCCATACGTGATCTTTGCGATGGAAACCTAT